CCGCGCGGCGTGCTGGCCAGCTTGCCGGCCACCTTCAGGCCGTGGCCGTCCTCCGACAACTCGGTCCAGATGCCGATCGGCATCATGTCCTCGGCGGTGACGCCCCAGCCGCCGTGCTGCGCCAGCATCGCCGGCCACTGGCCGGTTTTCTGGGCGGCGGCCAGCGTGTCGGCGAAGGCGCCAGGCGCGATGACGTCGCCGTAGCTGTCTACGTTGCCGAACACCGCGCCATAGCCGCTGAAGGTCATGTCCTCGCCGCCGGCGAGCTTGATCTCGCGCAGGCCGACCGCCATCCGGTCCATGGTCACTCTCCGCTGGGTGGGGCCGGCGGCGAAGCGGCCGCGCCGGCAGGCTTGGGCAGGTCGTCGCCGCCCTCGATCGGGTCCATATCCTCGAACCCGCGGATGTCGTTCGGGGTGAGCCAGGCGGGTGAACCGCCGGCGCCGAGCGCCTTGGCGTAGAATTCCGCGCGGTCCTTGGCGGCGCCGCGCAGCAGCTCGCCGTCGAAGAACTTGAAGTAGTAGCCGTCGGCGATCTCGCGCCGGGTCAGGAAGCTGCGGTTGGCCGAGGCCTCCCAGCGCCGGTGCCACGGCCGGATCGTGTGCACGTTGTGCGCCAGGAACATGTTTTCCGAGCTGGCGAACGTGGTCTGCTCGTTCGAGTGGCCGACCATGATCGGCAGCACGCCCATGGCCCGGCAGTTTTCCTCGATCTGGAAGCGGCGGGTGGCCAGGTGTTCGGCGTCCACGCCCTTGGCCGCGATCGGCGTCCACTTCGCATCGCGGTCCAGGATCAGCGGCTTGTGCGCGTTGGCCAGGCCCTGGACGTGCTTTTCGAGGTACCGGCGCAGATCGTCGTATTGCTTCGGGTTCAGCGTGCCGGTGACGCTGTAGATCCCGGGCGACTGCATGCCGTTCTTGTGCAGGCGGGAGTGCTGCTCCTCGGTGGCCAGCGCCAGGCCGATCGCCTCGCGCGCTGCATTGATCGCCTCGTGGCCGGTGACGCCGTCCCAGGCCAGGGCCCGGATGTGCCACATCGCGCCCTCGGGGACCGCGAATTCGGGGCGGCCGGGTTCGGCGCGGATGAAGTAGCGCGGGGCGTCGTTCCCGGTGTGCACGATGCGGACCATCGCCGGGGCGACGGGCAGCAGCTCCAGCAGGCGGCCGTCCGGGGCGCGGACCTTGAAGACGTAGCCGTTGCGGCACAGCGCCAGGTGCATCATCAGCGTGTCGCGGAAGTCGACGCTGGTTTGCCAGTCGTTCGGCGCGTGGCTGAGCAGCCAGGAGGCGGGGTGATCGGCTGCCTCGGCGCGGCGACCTGTGGCCGGGTCGCGGCGCATCAGCTTGAGCGGCACGGTGGCCACGCCATCGGCCAGCACGCGGGTGCAGGCCAGGATCGTGCTGACATCCAGCGCGGTTTTCCAGGTCACGCTGCGGCCGGAGATCGACTCCCGCGTGCCGTAGATGTCGCGCAGCATGGCAAGCTCGGCCTCGCCCCACGCCTTCTGTTCGCGCCCCAGGAGGCGTGCAACCCAGCCCATCGGCTGCCTCCTTGCTGTTCGGGTCGCGCTGCCTAGGCAGCCTCGGCCGGCTCGGCGTTGTCGTCTTCCCAGAAGGACCGGCCGTTGCGGGCTTCGGGGTTGCGGGTCATCAGCGCCACGCAGTTGAGCAAAGCCATCAGCGGGTCGATCTTGCCGGCGCCGGCGATCTGCTTGGTGATGGTGATGGCGTTGCCTTTCGGCTCGGCCTTCGCGTTGCCGACGGCGTAGGCCATGATCGGTTGGCCGGCGTGCAGGAGGGTGCCGCTGGCCAGCTTGATCTCGGCGGTCTTGATGGCGCCGTTCATGGTCCAGCCCTGGCTGATGCCGACGGTGTAGGTGCCCTCGATGTCGCCGGTGGGGATGCCGCGTTCGGCGATCGCCTCGACGATGGCGCCGATGCCCATGGGATCGAGGCCCACCTTGTGCAGCAGGCCGGTTTCGTAGGCCTGGAGCACCAGCTCGGCGACCTCGGCGAAGGCGGTTTCCATTTCCTCGACGATGACCAGGTCGCCGGCGGCTTCGAAGTCGCGGAAGCGGGATTCCTCGCTTTTGCGCAGCTCCAGGGCGGTAATGTGGACCCAGGCGCGGCCCCAGTGCAGCCAGCGGCGGGTGCCGATCTCGCGGCCCATGACGGCGAAGCCGAGCAGGTCGTCCAGTCCGCCGCCATCGATGCCGGCGACGACGACTTCGCAGCGATCGAGGATGGCTTCCAGCGTGAGCCCCGGCTCGCCGGCGGCCTGCCAATGGTCCGCACCGCGCCAGCGATCGGTGCGCAGGCCAAGGCCGATCTCGATGTTCAGGTGCTGCGAGGCCCATCGCACCACCTCACTCAACCCGACCGCCTGCGCGACGGTGAACTCCTGCTCGAGGCGCGCGATGGTGACGGACCGATCGCGGTTAGGGGTGACCATCCACCAGAGCGACGGGTCTTGCCATTTCGGCGCCTGTCCCGCCGGCGCCGCGGCCGCGATCTCGGTCGGGAACTCGTAGAGCACCGGCAGAAGCGCGGTCCCCTTCAGGCGACCGTCCCGCACGGCGCGGGCCTTATTCAGCTCGTCGCGGAACACGCCAGCCGGAGGCTCGTCCGACTGCGTGGTGATCATGGCGAAGAACCCCTCCGCATTCGGCATGATGCCGCCGCGGATCTGGCCGACGATCCGCGATGCATGCGGCGATTTGCCGATCTCGTGGACTTCGTCCAGCAACACGAATACTGGCTTGGTTCCGGTCAATACTGACGGGTCGAAGCTCTTGATTTTCAGCGTCGCCTTCGTCCGGCGATCGATGATTTCCTTGTCCGCTTCCTTCGGCTGGAAGCGCTTCTGCAGGTAGCCCTCGGGGTCGGCCTCGATCATCCCGACCGCCTGGCTGAACGCCAGCTTCGCCACCTCCTGGGTCGGCCCGATCAGCAGGTGCTCCGCGCGCGGCCGCCGGTTGAGCAACAGCGCCGTCATCGTGAGCGCCGCACCGTTGGTGGTCTTGCTGTTCTTCTTCGGCACCAGCAGGAACATCTCGCGGATCAGGCGCTCGGCGATCCGGTCGCCACCCGGCGCCAGCACCACCGCCCCGAACACCGCTGAGACGATCTCGCGAAACCAGTCGGCACCCGCCTCGGCGAAGGACGGCTGGCCCGGCACGTCCGGCAGGCGGAGGCGGTTGAAAATCGCCACCGCACGGCGCGCCTCGCCCTCATGCACCGGGATCGTCGGGAGCACGGATTGGCCGGCGCGGATCCGCGCCTCCCAATCCTTACAGGACAGGTCGAGCATGGCCGGCTAGTTGACCAAGCCGGACCAGCCCGTGCCTTGATCCGCCGACTCCGCCGCCACCGCCGCGGCCGCCTTCTTGCCGAGCTCCGGCTCGCGCTGAGCACGCGGCGCCGGCGTGTATTCCGACCATCCAGCCCGGCAGCGAAGCCAGAACACCGCCGCGGTCACCGCCTCGCGGCCGGAGCCGGTGGCGATGCCGAACAGGTTCTGCGCCACCTTGGCATTTGCCAAAGCCTGGCCGCGGTCCAGCTGGTCGCGGTAGCGCTTGCGCAGGGTGGTGGCGTCGATGCGCAGGATCGTCGCGATTTCCTCATGCGGCACGCCGTAGCCGGCCAGCGCCTCGACGGTGGCCTTCTGCTCGTCGCGCGGCTTGTGCGCCTTGCGGCCGCGCGGATCCTTCGGCTCGCGCCAGTCGTCGCCCAACAGGTCAACCTTCGACATCGGCCATCTCCTGGCGGCGCCGCACGGTCACGCGGTCGAATTCCTCGCCGGTCTCCCGCAGGTGCGCGACCTCGCCGGTGAAGGCCTGCCAACGCTCCACCGCGACGTCGACGTAGGCCGGCGAGAGCTCGATCGCGCGCACGGCGCGGCCGGTCATTTCGCCCGCAATGATGGTGGTGCCGGATCCAGAGAACGGCTCGTAGACCGCGTCGCCAGGCCGGCTGTTGTTCTCGATCGGCCGGCGCATGCACTCGACCGGCTTCTGGGTCGAGTGCCCGGTGTCGGACTTGATGTGCTCGATGTTCCAGACCGTGGACTGCTTGCGGCCGCCATCGAAGTGGCCGACCGCGCCCTTCTTCACCGCATAGGCGGCCACCTCGTGCTCCGGCACGAAGTGCCAGTGCTCATCCGCGCCCTCCCGCACGCCATACAGGCATGGCTCGTGCGGGTGGTGGTAGTCGCCGCGCGACAGGACATGGCGCGTCTTCACCCAAATGATCTGCGCTCGCAGATTGAACTTCACCGCCGCCAGGCTGTCCGCGACGGTGCCGCAGAAGGTGCCCGCGTGCCACACGTAGGCGACGTCGCCGGGGAACAATGCCCACGCCCGGCGCCAGTCGGCCTCGTGGTCGTTCATGACCTTCCCGACCGCCGAGCCCGCGCCACCCACACCCGCACGCTGGCGCCAGGCCGCGTCGTATTTCACCCCGTAGGGCGGGTCGGTCACCATCAGGTGCGGCACCGCACCGGCCAGCGCCTTCGCCACCGCCTCGGGATCTGTGGAGTCGCCGCAGACCAGGCGGTGGCCGCCGAGGCGCCACACGTCGCCGAGCCGGCTGGTCGGCACCACCGGCGCCGCCGGCGCCTCGTCGGGATCGGTGAGCCCCCTGGTGCCGAACGACAGCAGCTTGCCGAGCTCCGGCAGCGCGAAGCCTGTCAGGCCAAGGTCGAAGCCACCCGCCTTCAGCTCGCCGAGCTCGCTGCTCAACAGGTCGTTGTCCCACCCGGAACCGAGCGCCAGGCGATTGTCGGCGATCACGTAGGCCCGCTTCTGCGCCTCGGTCCAGCCGTGCGCGATCATCACCGGCACCTCAGTCAGACCGAGCTGCGTGGCCGC